GTATTCATCTCCACCTTCATTGCGGAGTTTTTCTGTAGAAAAGTTGATATGTGCACCTGAACCGTTCCAATCACCTGTTATAGGTTTGGGGTCTAAACTGATGCTCACATCTTTAGACTCTGCTAACACTTCTAGCATGTAACGAGCAACCCATAGGTCATCACACACTTCAAGTATCCCTGCAGTACCAACTTGATACTCCCACTGTGACAACATAACTTCAGCATTAGTACCACCCAAAGGTATACCTGCTGAATTACAAGCCATTGCATGTTCATGTACCAAATCTCTCATTGTTGCAACATCTCCACCAACTCCACAGTAATATCTACCTTGTGGTGGTGGAAATCCGTTTTCAGGCCATCCATATGGTTTGTTACCAGATTTATCCATAATGGTGTATTCTTGTTCGATACCAAACCAGAAATTTTGGTGACCGAATTCAGATTCCATCTCTCTAAGTTTAGCACGGGTGTTTGACTCATGTGGTGTACCATCTGAATTCATCACCTCGCATAATACAATATAAGAGTTGCTACTAACCATGCGGTCTACCGTGTTATTGTAAAGTGAAACTGGTTTCAAGATGCAATCGCTGTCGCTACCTGTTGCTTGCTGAGTGCTAGAACCGTCGAACGCCCATGCAGGGATGTCATCTAGGGTTAATACATCACTTTCAGGGTTGACCTTACAATACTTAGTTTTGCTTCTAATGTTGGGTGTTTTATAACCGTCTAACCACAAATATTCAAGTTTACAGTTGTTCATACTTTTTTCCATTCGCTAAGTTTCACCTTTGCCTTAAGACCACTAAATGTGTTCTCATCAATTAATTTTCGGATTTTTCGAGTCGAAATCCTGTACGACATATCGTTTATATCTTTTTCCTTGATTGACTCAGGCCAGATGCAAACCTGTCTACCTTGATTTATAAGTTCTTCATTAAATCTGACAATTTGTTCGTTTCTTGGTTCATTGTCTAAAATGAATACTACATCTTTTCCCTTGAGTCTTTCGGGAAGTTTGTTGATAGAACCCGCACCAACCATTGCGATAGAGTTTTTGACGAACAGGCTATCAATAGGCCCTTCCACCACATAGACTCTTTTCTCTGGGTCGCATCTCCATAAACCATAAAACAACCTATCAATGCTTTTGTCTGCTCTTACTGTTAGGTACTTGATGGTTTTACGAGCATTGACCTCATCCTGCATATTCAGTGCACGACCTTGGACTGCAACCACGTCACCACTCTTGTTAAAGAAAGGGATTATCAACCTTGACTCGGATTCAAAGAATTTTGTATCTGGGTCCATGTTTTTAGCGAATGAACCGAAGTTATCCGTATAATACAGAATGTCCCAATATTCCTTGGGGATTAACCTTGCATCCGCAAATTTTACTGCATCGTGGGTTTTTGGTAGGTCTTTGAGTTTAACTGCATCACCTAGAACCTTGTACCCATCTCTCACTTTCTTAACTATGGGCTTTCTACCAAAAGATAAACCTTTAATCATTTCTTCTTCGTCCTTAACGGTGTAGTCTTTTTTCTTTTTGACCAGTCGATTATTATTGATGTTTCCCTTAAACGACTCAAGTCCGTACTCTTTACATAAATCTGGGGAAACTTGGGATAAAAATTTATATATATTAGACCAATACCCACAGTTAAAGCACTTATAAAAATACCGTCCGTGTCTTTGGTAAAAATAACCTCTAGCCTTCTTTGCATCCTTTTTGCTGTCACCGCAAATCGGACAAGAACACTGTGCCTGAGATTCCTTCTTCCACTTAAAATTTCTAAGTTCGATAGAAACCAAGTTGATAAATTTTTTATCAACAATCATACTCATTTCTGTGAGGACTCCTCATCCGCATCTGATGTCTGGCCTGGTGTTTCTTTGCTGTACTTATCTTTTAACTCATCAGTACCTTCTTCACCTGCAGTTTTCTCTTCATCGATACCTACTTCGTATGCTTTAGCCCAATCTGACCAGTCATTTGATTCTTTTTTGTTTTCGTTCATGTCTGTTTCCTTTAAATATTCCAGTCTGAAAATGGCTCACCAATTTTGGTTGCGGTTCGTTTACTAGATTTGTCATCCAAATCATCTCTGCTATATGTAGACTGTCCAGAACATACTAAGTCTTCCTGCTCACTATGACTAACATCATATAGTTTCATCTTAGCCCTGTTGATACCGATTACAAACTTCCTGTTAGTTGCTAGGTCGTTGTATCTATTTTTCAACTGTTTAACCAATACTTGATTCATCTCATCTAGTTCTTCTGTTGCAATGACTGCAAACATTAGGTCAGCAGTAGCAGGTAAACCGAACGACTCACTAGTGTCTTCAAGTCCGACATCAGTATTTGCAAAACCACCCCTGTTAGTCTGGGTTGCTGTAAAAATTGGTAAGTTCATTTCCACTGCTAAACCCCGAAGTTCCTCAGCAATCGCTTTAACATACATGTAAGAGTTTACATCTGCTCCGTTCTTAAACCTAGCGGCCGCACAAATGTTCAAGTAGTCAATGAATATTATGTCTGGTACAAATTTCTTCTTAAGACTTAACTCCTCTAGCAATGCTCTGAAGTGATTAACATTCGCTGTTGCAGTTGGGTATTCCTTGATTATTAACTTACCATCGATTTTCTTGGTTGTTGAGGACACCTTCTTGGTATAGATTTCTTTGGATAAGTCCCTAAGTTCGTCCATAGTGATATCCAGTAAGTTAGCGTCTATTCTTTCAGCGATTCTCTCTTCTGCCATCTCACAGGTAATATATAGCACATTTTTATTTTGTGTAAGACAATTAGCGGCATGATGACACATGAACAGAGATTTACCAACACCAGTACCTGCTAGGATGACATTCAGCGTTTTCTGAGGAGTACCATTATTGGTGATTTTGTTGAAAAAATCCAAGTCGAATGGAATCTTCTTTTCTTTTTTATGGTAAAAATCATAACGTTCATCGGCATCTTCAATGTAATCGTGTCCTACCGATACATCAAATGAAACAGAGAGTGCTTCCTGTAACAAGTTGGGTAAGTGGTTCTTACTCTGGTCTGACTTACCATCTATTATTTGTATCGACTCCAAAATCGCATTGTAGATTGATTTGTCTTTACAGAACGACTCAGTTGTATCTAATAACCATTTATCATCTGGTGGAGAGTCGCTCTTCTCTGTTATCTCTTTTACAATACCATTCGCTTCCGTAAATTCGGACTCGGAAACATTGGTAAGGTTAGATAGACAAACAGACAGAGCATCCTTGTTTGGTGCTTTGTTGTATTTTTCAATGAAGTCTCTAACTACTTCAAATATTTTTCTTTCTACCCTGTCTGAAAAGTATTCTTCTTTTAAGAAAGGAATCACCTTTCTCATATAGACATCACTCTGTATCAGATTCGTCAGGATAATTAGTTCTGTAGTCGCTTCCATCTTTATATCTTTCATCAATTAGTTCTGTTAAAATGCTACCCATTATGTCAATCAACTCTTGATTTATTGGATAACCTTTCTCGTTGTCAACTATATCGTAGGTGAAGTTTACCTTGCAGGCACCATCAACCTCGTCTAGACTAACAACACCGTACTGGTATGTGAAACCCTTGAATTTACCATTAGTGATGCGAATAGCACCCATGCTGTCATCGCTTGGATGCTCAGCAAATTTGTATTCAGGCTTTTCACTCATCTTCTTCTGCTTCTACCCCAACTTCAGAATCGATATTAGTGCTACTACCATATTTGAATTCCTCGGCTGCTGCCTCATCTATCTGTTTAAGAATCTCATCTGTGTAGAACTTCTCAGGTTCATTATTAATGTTTTTCTCGTAAACCTTGCGACCATCTGGTAGTTCAATGCGAGTGGAAACTTTCTTGAAAATCCCATGTTTTATTGCTAGGTCTGTCAGACCGTAATATTTGTTGAGTCCAGTTTGGTAGTTAAGTTCCACTTCGATTTGTTTGTTCTCTTTGGTAAGTCTGCTCTTGAACAGTTTACACTTAATGATGTTACCGATGATTTCAGTACCATCCTTAATTTTCTTCTTGGAAAGGTATAGAATCGTTGAGGCTGCATATTTCAGACCAGAACCACCACCCATGACTTTCATTGGTATATAAGAACCGACTGATTCATATGTGTGGTTAGTCATAACAAGTGGTATGTGTGCTTTACCTAATTTCAGAGTAAGGACACGGAATGTGGATTTAACCATTTGTGCCCTAGTCATATCTCTTGTATCTTTACCCTCTGCGGTGTCTGTCATCTCTTTGTTAGTGGACAACATACCAAGTGAGTCCAATACAATAACCATGGGTTTCCTTTCTTTAGCATTTTGTGCTAGCACTTTGTCCACAATCTTGATGCATTGGAATCTGAAATCCTCTACTGTTGCAACTGGGAATATTGCAACCCTATTAGCATCCATACCTCTATCTTTAACCATAGTGGATGTGATTGCTTGCTCTGAATCGAAATAAAGAACAACACCTTCAGGGTTGTCATGCAAGAAGGTCTTGCATATATCAAGTGCAAAGTAGGTCTTACCAGTTGCTGATTCTCCCGCTAGTGCTATGATTTTGTTGTCGGGCATACCATTATAGATGCTACCAGATAGAAGTGCGTTTAATGCAAAACTTCCAGTATCAACAAATCCTGTTACATCGCTACCTTCCACGCCTTCGGATACAATACCCGCATATTGATTACCAGAATCTTTGATAATCGAGTCTAAAAAACTATTACTTGACATTTTATTTCTCCGTTCTTAGTGTTATTATACCTTAAGGGCACTAACAAAACAAGTCCTCAAGGTTTGACTTTCTCTCGTTATTCCAACCGATAGACAAGAGTATCATCTCTAGTGGTCTTAGGAAGGCTCGTTCGAACTGCATTTCATAATCAACGTAGCCTTCTAAATCGAATTCTTTTGGTAGACCGTTGGGGAATGTGATGACCCGTTCTTTTGTTGGGTTGGGTACTTTAAGATAAACAAACTTAGCCTTATCATTTTCTCTGATAAGTTTAATCTTTTTACCAAGTTTTTTCTTTTTAATCAAATTGTTAAATATCAAAGCACCCTTTGTTGCAATAGGTGTTCCACTAGCATAAATCCTTGTTCCATCTTCGTATTTAGCAAGACCTCTAATACCCCTAGGGAATGCAATGCTTTCTGGTGGTAGAGAGAAGAATTTCTCTTTGAATTCATCGATGAAGTCAATAACTACGTCCTCATCTGTGGTTAGAATAAGGTTGATAGCCTTTTTCAGTTCTTTACGCACTATTTCTGGTGTCGATGCTCTTGTGGTTTCGATTCCAGTAACCTTGATTTGTGGTTCATCATATCTAACACCTTCGTTATCAAGAACATTTAAAATATATCGTTTCTTTGCAGTCCAAATTCCTTTGTCTGCAATAACTTCTCTCTTCATAAACATCTTATTCTCGTAAGCGTTCATCTTCTCCGCTAGTTCATCATATTTTTCATTGATGAAAGGTTCTATAATCTCCCCTGCACACTTGTCTAGGAAGTCCACTACCTCTTTCTTCTTCTTTGACCGACAGACTTTATGAACAATGTCCCCAAATCTAATGTAGACAGAATCTGTATCAGAAGCAATCACGTACACAAAATCCTTCGTGCTGAATGTTTTGTTCAAGAAATCATTCAACTCGTTCTCAATCCAACGGATGCTCAACTGTCCAGATATAGTGACCGCTTCAGCAATCTCTACATCGTAATACCTGAAATACTGATTACCAATTGCACCATATGCGGAGTTCAATTGGACTTTCCTGACCAACTGTTGGTTTTTATATTTTGATATTTCGTTTTTTAACTTGCTATGTAAAGCACCCCTTGCAATTGTAGGCATGTTCATCTTTGGAATCTCTTCCATTCTCTTCTGTGCTTCAATCATTTTAGATTTGCTGATTTTTCTCTCTTCGTACAGTCTCTCCATTAGAGAAGGTAAAAACCCTCTTCTTGAATTGTCGAAAAGAACACCATTAGCGGCAATGGAAAGGTTTGCTTCCTTCCAAGGTTTCATAAATTCGTTAGTAAATTTGTTATCTTTAAGTATACCCTCGACACCTATTGTTTTTCTGGTGGGTTGGTTATTAAAGTTGCTGAGTTTGGTTTCCGTACTAATGTTGTACTGCATTATCAAGTGGGGATACAGGCTGTTTAAGTCAAACGACATCACCCAGTCATGCATTCCTGTAATCGGCTCCATGACATATGCACCTTCATACTTAGTGGATTTGTGTTCCACCTTTCTTGGTGGGATAACAATGCTATGCTCTAACAAATAATGGTAGATGATGCAATCCCACATTCTTACCTGACTGAATACGTCTTCAAAGTTCACCTTTGCGGAGTAAGCGAGAGCAATCGCTAGTTCCATTAATTTCAACTTTTCCTCAAGTCTGTGTACCAATTCCACGTCTTTAATATTGTATTCCATGAATTTCTGGAAGTCGTTTTTATAAAACTCCATTATGGAATCATACTCGTCATAGGATAACTTCTGCTCACCGAGTTCGACGTATGATATGTGGTTAAGACTGTAGGATTCTTGGTTAACATAGGTGAACATCGAGTACAGGTCTAAGTAGTCCATAACTGCGATACCATATATGTTGTTTACTTTTTGAATCCTGTTCTGTCTGTGAATTTGAACATCTTTGACTACACCCCAAGGACTCAATCTCTTTGCTGACTTAGCACCCAAAACCGATTTGATTCTGTTGTGCATGTAGGGAATGTCGAAAAATCTAATATGCCACCCAGTAACTATGTCTGGTTTGAGTTCTTCCCAAAGGTCTAGGAATTGCTCCATCAGTTCTATTTCGCTAGAGCAAGGATAGCAACGAACACCAACAACGTCAAAATCACCCAACCCAAAACTATAAGTCTTATCGTCCATCTTAATAGTAATCGCATTAATCTCTTCAAGGGGGTTCTCCACATCTGGGAATCCGTATTCCGTAGTAGTTTCAATGTCTATAGTTGCTAGCCTGATTTTGTCAAAATCGTAGTCTACTTCACCTTTAAATTCTTCACCTATGAACTGGTATTGGTAATTTATATCACCATAGATTTCCATACCTTTAACGTCTTTATATTGCTTAAAGAAATCCATTGATTCTCTGATAGAACCCGCACGGATTTTTTCCACGTGAGTACCATCTAGTGTTTTAAATTTTGATTCTTTGTGAGTAGGTACAAAATAAGAGGGATTATAGTCCACTTTTTCTTTTATCTGCTCACCGTCTTCATCATAGCCTCTGTAAAGTATGCTGTTTCCCCTTGTCAGCACATCGGTATAAAATCTTTTACTCATGGGTTTATTATACCACTAGGGCTGCAATATGTCAACCTGTCCTTTTTGGAAATTTTACAGGCTTAAGTCCAGCCATTTCTTTTGATTTTATGTATCCACTGAATAGAACAAGGTAGTTAATTAGGTCGATAACGGCATCGCTGTAACCTTCGTTTTCTACCTTTAGTTCACCTGCATCAATGTAGGTTGTGATTCTGGAGATTTTATCTAAAATCCTTACCATCATACCCGCCTCTGTACTGCAGAGTCCCATCATTTCTGCTTTTTCAAAATTAGCAAAAGGGGTAGTACCATCTTTACCCGCATAATCATGGTTCTTCTTCTTCATCAGTTCAAATGCTTCATTGCAAATTGCTTGATGATGTTTTAGTAGTTGTTCTTGGTTCATTTGTCTTTCTTACCTTTCTTCGTATCCATGCCTACTATAGCACAGGCTGCTATTGCTAAAAATGCTAATATGCTAAAGATTGTTCCTATAATTTCCATTATAAAGTCTTTACTCCAGTGCTACCAAGACCACCCACTCTATCTGTACGCTGTTTCGGTTCTCGCATTGTTTCTTCTAGTGTATGCTCAACTACTTCAACAATTTCCGCTTGACAAATTCTGTCACCGTGTTCAACAACAATGTCTTCGTCGCTGTTGTTAACCATAAGTGCTTTAATTTCGTGGAAATAGTCCGAGTCAATCACACCTTCGCAGTTAGCAACAATAAATGCTTTCTTAATGGAAAGACCTGAGCGAGGGTGGAGTCTTACTGAGTAGCCCTTAGGTATATCAAATATGATACCTGTTGGTACGATTGCTCTATGATGTGCAGGTATTGTGACGGTGTACACATTCTCAGAGCCATGATAACCCCCGAATGAACATTCAGGTTTAACGACAATCATTTCGTTTTTGGGTGTAAACAATGTGACTTCCCTAGGTACTGTACACATCGACTTAGGGGAAGTATCATCCATGTTCTCTACGTAATACAAATGAGAATGCAAATCGTAGCAGGCTGCTTCTTCTGTTCCTGATTCTGGTGGTATAACATTATCGTGTGTGCGATAATACTTCAAAGACGGTTGTCTGTTCATAATAAAAAATCTCCAGTTGTTGTGCTATTATTATACCATTAGGGCTTTTATCTTACAACCCTAACTTGGTTTGGTTGCTTTATAACCTTTATTTGGTTTCTACCAGTTATGGTTATTTTATGCGGTTTTTGGTCATATACCTTTACTTTGGTCATCTTGAAACCTCTCCAGTGACCCTGAACCTACCACTAATGACCTTCTCTGCAGAAGAACCACTATGAATTTCTAGGTCGTACACATGGTTTCCTACTGGTACATTAGCCATCGTGTCAGCACCGATGGTGACTAAGATTCCACCAGTTGTACCAGTTGCACCTGCTGAAGAAACATCCAATTTGATTCCGCCTGTTCCAAGTGTTTGGTCAGCAGTCGCATCAGTGGGGGTGAATTCTCCAGTAGAGCCACCACCAGTTACTGCGTTCTTATGAGATGTAGATGAATTTGTTACAGTAGAACCAGTTACCCATAAAAGTGCCCCAGTATCGATTGTAGACTTTCTAACCTGCATTCTCGCCTGATAAAGACCCAAAGTCACACCCGTACCTGCGTTTTCCTGATACTGCATGTATAGAGTAAAATCAGAACCTTGTTCTGCGTTTATGTCATAATTTCCTGCTCGTCCCATAGTGTTCTCCTCAGGTTATTTATACTTTAGACTTTTTCTTCTTTTTCTTGTTCTTTTTATTTTGCAGACTTTTCTTTTGGGAGAGTTTTTTCTGTCTTTCTACCTCTTCCAATTCTGACTTCTGTTTCATGAACTCTTCTCTTTTGGAGTTTTCTTCCTTGATTGCATTTTCATAATACATGATGTTATCATAGAATCTTTGTCTATTCTCCTCAGGGATTTCACCTTTCTCTAGCAATTCCACAAGAAGTTTACTCGCTGTATATCCATTATGGAAATCACCCATATAGTATGCTGAGGCAGCAAACTCGTCTAAAATCTTCCATTTATAGACATCATCGCTAATGAACAATATGTCGTCTTTGGGGTAAGGAATTTCAGTAGCCATCTTAGCGAACATGTAGCACAAGTTATGGTTTCCGTTCATCCTATGGACTTTAGCGATTTGGTATAAAGGTTCTGCTCTGTCTGGTTTGATATTCCATGCTTGTAGCATTGTATCTTGTGCTTCAGGCCAAGGTTTGTCTTGTAGAAGTTTGCATATTGCTACCCTAAACACAGAGTAAAATACCTCTTCCTTCCAACCACCCATATTCGCTCTACCTGAATATGCTTCCTCTGCTTTTTCCCATTGTTGAGAGTCAAAATAAGACTGTGCAAGGTAGAACTGATATCGTGAGTTGTCTGGTTCATATGAAGGGTCTTCTGGGTTGGTCAAAGCACTCAACAGAACATCGGCATCTTTTGAGTATTTTTCAATACCTTCAATACCTTCACCAGTTTCGTGGTTTTTGTTTCTAGCACCTAGGGTTCTAGCATCAATATGATATTCACCGTCTATTCTACCGAAGTTGTGGGGTTGCTCTCCCCTACAAAACGCATATTCGTGCAACACCCCTTTGTAAGACCACTGAGCATCTGTTTTGAATATTTGATTTCTCCACCAAGTGAAGTCACCCCTGCTTATTCTGAGTCCGTGACCTTGCCACCCTTGCTCAATTATTTTATCCATGTCTAGGTCTAAAGTACCAACGATGTGGTCATCTGCATCAATCATGAAGATGTATTCTGCTTTACCGTTGCACATTTCTATGACTTCTGTCCTGTTGTAACCGAAGTCTACCCAAGGAACATTGTGTACTTCACCCTCAATACCCTTGGCATCGAAAAATTCCTTAATGAATTCTTGAGTTCCGTCCGTAGAACCGTTATCCGCTATGA